ATCAAGTCACCTTGAAGAACACCTTTGATACCTAACTTGGAAAACTCTTCTAGTGCAACTTTGAACTTTGTGTTCAATGCACCAGATAGTCCATCTTCATCAATCTCTGCGGCTGTTTTGTATAGTTTTGGAGTTGCGTTGAATACTGATTTCTTTGCAACAAAGAACTTACCGTCACTTGGGTCTTCTCCAGCAAATATTGCAGGCGCACCATCCCACTTGACTGTCATGTTGACTGAAGACCTTGCTTCTCCAGCAAGCATATCTCTTAGGGAACGAACAAAGTTAATTGCAGCTCTACCCCCAGGCACACCAAAGTTTAATATCTCATCTTCGATATGTTCTAAGTGTAGGTTCTTACCTTCTTTACCTTCTAGTAAATTAATCATTTAACTTTAAACCCACTTGTTGTAATATACAAACTTTTACCAGACCAACCACCAGCGGCTCTTGTTCTTAGAACAATAGGTGCAGATATAATCTTACCTAAAGGTCTGTAACCAAATGCAAGATTAAATGTTTGACTTTTCTTATCGTAACTAGTTCTAATTTGTGTTAAGTCTGTAGATTTCTTTGTAAAAAATATTTGTCTCTGTTCCTCATCTGAAGATACATCTTTAATAGTAGAACCTTTTTCACTACCAATCAAAAGTTTATATGGACAAGGTGTTGCATCTGGGTCATCATATGTATAGAACCCAACTGTATTTAAAAGGTACACCATGTTTCTAGAATCTGATATGTATGTAGAAAATGCAGATATTAAATTATTTCTAAACTTGTAATAAAAATCATCTGCATAGAATTTTAATTTATCTTTTTGAAATGCACGAGCAAGAGTTGCAAACGCTCTCTTTGAAGAACTTTCACTAAATCCTTCTCCAGAGATACTAAATGCTTTTATTGCTTTATGTGCAGTTGGAGTTTTAACATCAATCGTTGAAGCTGCACTATTCCAAGCGTCATCAATCATTTTTTGTATATTAGATAATTGTTTTCTATCTGAAAGTTTAGAATAAAACGCAGTCATATTTGTATTAATTTTAGGGGTTGCATCTTTACCAGATGCGATTTTATTAGAGTAACCAATATAATTACCATCAGATAATTTTATAATAACATCAGATGGATTCTTTGCACCAACTCCATCTGGTTTACCTCTTGGCACCCAAAAAACTTTATCAATTGTACCAGACAAATCAGATTTAACTGCAAGTGAATTTTGATATCCGATTTCAATATCTCTATCAGCAGTTTCGTCTTTGTCTATTAGTGCAACAAGGTCTTCATATGTAACATCTGTACCCTCACCATTTAGAACACCAGTTTTGCCTGTCTTTCCACCAATCTCTGATTGGAAAGTTTTTGGGTCTGTGTAGTCTGTATGAAGAAGAAAATATACTGTTAAAAACTCATTCACATTTGATGATGCAGTTGAGTCTTTTCTGGTTCTTTGACCAAAGTGTGCTTTTACTTTTGATTTTGTAGTGATAACATAATAATTAGTATCTTCATCATTTACATTAACTTGGAAATGATACTTACCACCATAATCTTTGATTAGTTCACCAGAGCCAGAATCAACATTCTTGTACTTTATTGTGCCGTCACCAACTGACGGTCTAATATCATCTTCTGGTATATCAAGAACATAAAACGGATTAAATGTTCCTCTACTTTGATAATCTGGAGATACAGTTAATTCTCTCAGATATTTTTTAAAACCTTCCATTGTCCAAAAACCCCATCTATAATAGTAGTATTATTTATGCGTTAAGAAACTTGGAAAACCGAAATCACCAAAAGGTTTATTTGTATTCAGAACATCTGCTTTTTGTTCTGCATCATCTTCAAAATTGTAAACCTTAATAATCTTTCTAGTAGGAAGTTCAATCACTTCCCACTTTTTAGTGTTCACATTAATGTCATGGTAATATTTTACCTTAGACCTTGATGTCCGAAAATTTGTCATATTTGCTAGTCTTTCCAGCAAATGGAGTGTTGTCGAATACAGGCTCTTCATTGATTTGTCCACTATCTACCAAGTCTCGTTGTGCTTCTTGTTCAACATCATACAGTCTCATTTTCGCTCTGTCAATACCTAATATAAATCTTTTATTCATAGTAGGGTCATTGTATCTGTTCTTTAACTGTTTTACACAGATTTGATTGAGGTCTTCAAGTTCTTCTGTAGAGATGAGAGCAAACATAAGGTCAGCCGTAGCTGGTAGACCAAAACTCTCTGACGTATCTTCCAACCCAATGTCGCTTGAGACAAACCCCCCTCTAGTAGTTTGTGTCGCTGACATAATCGGTACGTTTGTTTCAACGGCAAGTCCTCTAAGTTCTTCTGCAATCGCTTTAATATAAAAGTATGAACCAACATTTGCATTTCCTTTAAACCTTGAAGACGCACATATATTCAGATAGTCAATAAAAATAATGTCTGGTTTGAAACTTCTTTTGAGTGCGAGTTCCTTAATCAGACTTCTAAAGTTTCCAACATGAGCAGACGCAGTTGGGTATTCTTTGACAATTAACTTTCCATTTGTCTTTTTGTTTATCTTTGTAAGATAACTTTCAAACATCTTTTTAGGGAGTGAGTGTAAGTCATCCATAGTTACATTCATTAAGTTTGCATCAATACGTTCTGCAATTCGTTCCTCTGCCATCTCTAGTGTGATGTACAGAACATTCTTACCTTGCATAAGTGTAGACGCAGCCATGTGACACATGAACAAAGACTTACCAACTCCAGTTCCAGCAAGTGCAATATTTAGTGTCTTTTGTGGTAAACCACCTTTCGTAATTTTGTTGAAGTAGTCCAAGTCAAATGGTATCTTTACCTCTTTCTTGTGATAGAACTCATATCTATCCAAACCATCTTCAACATAGTCGTGTCCTACTGATAGGTCAAATGATACAGCAAGTGCATCAGAAAGAATAGATGGAATAGCTTCTGGAGTTCTATTCTTATCTTTCCCATCAATAATACTTATTCCATCAAGAACAGCGTTGTATATGGCTTTGTCCTTGCCGAACTTTTCGGTTTCGTCATGTAACCATTGTAGGTCTACATCAGTCTTGTCAAGTGAACTAATAATGTCCACTACTTTCTTATATTCTTCATCAGTAATGTCTTTACGATTATCAATACCGATAGTTAGAGTTTCTTTTGTAGGTAATGAATTGTACTTATCTAGAAACTTTTCAATCTCTTCAAATACAACCCTTTCATTACGGTTTGCAAAATACTCTGGTTTTATAAACGGTAGGACTTTTCTTGTATAATCCTCATTATAAATTAAGTGTGTGAGAGTTGTTCTCTCAATTGTCTGTGTTGACATATTGTAGTGTTCCATCCTTCAATTGTTTATCCATTATATCATAAAGTACGTCACCAATCAAGTCAAAAAAATCATCATTAAAATGTTCTTTTGCTAATCCATTTGAATCCAATATTTGCCATTCAAATTCTAATCGTAACTTACCATCTTCTTCGTGTGGTGTAACCCTACCATACTTATAGACTACACCTTGATAGAAACCAGCTTCTTTAGTTAGACCGATACCTTGCCACTTAGCATCTTTATTCTGGACTAACTTGTACTTCTTCTCTATTTCCATACTTGAACTCTTTCTCTGCACATTTATCTAACTGTTCCATAATATCTTCAGTGAAAAACTTCTCTGGATTATTATTAATTGTCTTACCAAAAGTCTTAGAACCGTCTGGTAATTCAATACGAGTTGATACATTTTTAAATATACCATATTTTAGTGCTAAGTCAAGTAATCCATAGTATTTATCCAAACCTTTATCGTAAGTTAATCGAACATCTACCATTTTATTTTCTATTGTCAATCTAGACTTATAATTTTTACAATGTATAATATTACCGACTACTTCTGTTCCATCTTTTTCTTTTTTCTTAGATAAGAATATAATAGAAGAAGCTGCATACTTTAATCCAGAACCACCACCCATTTCTTTAGTGGAGAATAATCCCATAGATTCATAAGTATGATTTGTTACAACCATAGGAACTTTTGCCTTACCAAGTTTCAAAGTTAATACTCTAAATGCAGCCTTCAATACTTGAGCTCTAGTCATATCTCTTGTTTCTTTACCTTGTGCTGTATCTTCTATTTCTTTTGTTGT